GAATGGATAACACCTTATCACCAATCATTCTACCAATGTTGAAGCAGCTTCGGGAAACCAAACACGGTTCACCGTTTGTCGACCTTGAGGATGTTCCAGAGCACCTGCGTACAACAGGCACACAAGAGTATGAAAATCAATTCGTTTTTGATTTCTATAAAGAAGATAAAACATATGACGATGATTATCCCGATATTCATGCTCGCTGGGAATGGGTTCTTGATGAAATGATTTGGGCATTTGAGCAGAAAGCTGATGATGATGCCGAAGGTCAATTTTTCGACCACTCTGAATGTGGTGACGATAAATTTCCTTGGGATAATGATAGTAACTATCAAAGTAAACTCAAGGTAGATTGGGTTGGTCTAAAGTCTTGGCAAAAACGCAAAGAAAATGGTTTTCGCCTGTTTGGTAAGTATTACGAAGCACTTTGGGACTAAATAGAATACCAGATGTAATTCTGGATACACAAACACACAGGAGAATTAAATGAGTATGACACCCTATGAGCTAAGGCTCGAACTCTTGAAAATGGCAAAAGACATGCTGACCGATGATTACTATGGTCGGCGTGAAATCATTTCAAACGAATGGTCAACCAAGGTAGAAGAATCCAAGATTAACGGAACCCCTTCACCTGCACATCCCGGTTTTCCATTATTCCCATCAGAAGAAGAAATCATCAAAAAAGCGGAAGCTCTAAATGGTTTTGTTTCTCAAACACCTCAACCAGCGGAAGTAAAACCTAAGAAGTCCTGATGGGTCTAGGGAGCATTTTTGCTCCCTTTTCAACAAGGAGAAAAATATGCTTTGCATATCCAAAGCTGTCACCGTAGCAATCATAGCACTTTCATGTTTTTCGTCAAGCTACGCAATACCCCACAAAATTGATTATCACGATTTAAAAATACCAATACAGAAACAAGTTGATTGTTTAACTGAAAATATTTACTTTGAAGCTGGTTATGAATCTTATGTTGGTAAACTAGCTGTTGCCTTTGTAACTTTAAATCGGCTTGCTTCTGGTAATTATGGATCGGATGTATGTGGAGTTGTAAAACAGAGAACAAGAAACAGCAAAGGACTTATTATTTGCCAGTTTTCTTGGACATGTCAACCAAATATTGCCAAAAAAAGGTTGACAATCAAACATGAACCGTTGTATAATGATATTCGTGACTTAGCAATATTTGTTCTTGTTAATTACCACATAGTGGAAGACCCTACAAAGGGTGCAACATACTTTCATGCGGTCTATGTAAATCCTATGTGGGGATTACCAAGAACAATTAAAATTGGCAATCATATTTTTTATAAAAGTTATGCAGACACACGAAATATCAATATATCTAATATAATGGTAAATTGTTTATATGCAAACGAACATGCTGTTCTCTGTGAAGCATTAATTGCTCCACGATTTGAAAATTAACCAGGAGTATTATATTATGGCTGTAGTTCAATTATCAGTAAATCAAATTTCATCCGAGTCAGATCGTAAAAAATTACTAGATGTTCTTAAAGAATGTTCTGGTGCAATGACTCGGATGGAAGGCGAGAAAGATTACATTAAAGAATCTGTATCTGCTATTGCAAAAGATTTACAACTACCTAAACGACTAGTTAGTAAAATGGTTAAGGTTTATCATAAACAGAATTTTGATGAAGAAGTGGCTACACATGAACAATTTGAAAGTTTATATGAAACCATCGTTAAGTGATTTTTTAACCATAGTTGGAGTTATTGCAATTATGATATTATCAGCTTATGTTGCATTGAATATTGTCTCACATGGTAAATATTACAATTGCGATATATCTGAAATATCTCCAGACTATCCGATTAAAGTAAAAGAAGAATGTCGTAATTTAAGGAAAAACAATACTTATGCCAACGAAAGATGAGATGGCCAAGTTCGCAAAGGAGATTGATAATTTAGTCTCTAAAACAGATTACAATTACATTGAAGCTATTGTTGAATATTGCAGGCAAACTGGATTGGAAATTGAAGTAGCATCAACATTGATTAATGCTAATCTCAAAGGTAAAATTGAGTGTAATGCAATTGAATTTAATTTACTGAAGAATAAAAGTCCAAGATTGCCAATATGATGACTGGCTATGAAGCGTTTTCTGTTTACTCTGCAATGAAGTTACATTTTACCCAAAAATCTTATGACTACCTAAAGTATAATGGGAAAAGTAATATTAGCGTTATTGCATTTGAAAATCGTAAGGATAAATTCCACTTCTATAAATTGTCCAGGAAACATCCAATCAAGGATGATTATATCAATTTTCTTGTGGCTAATCTATTTGAGGACAGTAAGGTTTGGGCAGGTACTCTACTAAGTGAAGAATGTGATGTGATTTATAGGCAGAGACAGAAGGTTATACAATCTATGTCTTATACCTTTGAGAATGAATGTAGAGACCTGTTTAGTGATTATAAGAATCCAAACGATGTTTTGGTGACAACTGGAGACTATCCAATACTCTTAACTAAAGCTTTGCGTAAAGAGATATCTCCTGAAACACTAATCGTCCTAAACAAGATTCTGAATTTCTTGCCGATGTGGAATAGAAAAATTGCGGATACTATCCGATGGCCTGACTATGAAATGAAGTTAACAAAGTATGCCTCATTTCTTATGTTTGATGATGTAAAATACAAATTGATTTTAAAAAAGGTTATATAATGAAAATTTATTTGGACATGGATGGTGTAATTGCCAACTTTGAAAAACGATATATTGAATTATATCAAGAAGCTCCTGGAGCTAGCCGAGACAGAAAAGACTTTAGTAAAAACTGGACAAACTTTGTTGAGACCCGGCAATTTGAAACATTAGAATGGTGGCCTGGTGGTCAAGAACTTATTAGGACATTACAAAATAAAGTTGAAAATTCAAAAATTGAAATTCTTTCTTCATCAGGTGGACAAAAATACCATGATGAGGTTGTAGAACAAAAAATTAAATGGTTGCTTGATCGCAATATAGCATTTAAACCAAATATTGTGGCAGGTCGATCAAAAAAGGCGGAGTATGCAACACCAGATAGCATTCTTATTGATGATACCGAAGATGTTATTAAATCATTCCGTGCAGCAGGTGGTATCGGTATTCATCACAAGGCACTAGGCAATACTATTAAACTATTAGATATTTACTTGACACACACATAAATACATGATATACTATGAATCATGTGGACAAAAAATACACATTAATATAAATTTAAATACGAGGTAATATATGAGTTCATTTGCAAATCTCAAACGAGACAACAATGCTTTGGCAAAACTTACTAAAGCAATTGAAGTTTCTCAATCCGGTTCATCAGAAGCCGGTTCAAAAGACGATACCCGCTTTTGGCAACCATCAGTAGATAAATCAGGTAACGGCATGGCTGTTATTCGTTTTCTACCTGCACCAGCTGTTGATGGTGATGATGCTCTTCCATGGGTTCGTACATTCAATCACGGATTTCAAGGACCTGGCGGTTGGTTTATTGACAACTGCTTGACAACTATCAACGATAAATGTCCTGTCTGTGAACACAATAGTACATTGTGGAATTCTGGTATTGAAGCTAATAAAGAAATTGCTCGCAAACAAAAGCGTAAGCTAACCTATATCGCCAACATTTTGGTTCTATCTGACCCAAGTAATCCCTCAAACGAAGGTGAAATCAAACTGTATAAGTTTGGTAAGAAAATCTTTGATAAGATTACGGAAGCAATGAACCCTGAATTTGCTGATGAAACACCGGTTAATCCTTTTGATATGTGGCAAGGCGCTAACTTCAAATTGAAGATTCGTAATGTTGAAGGTTATCGTAATTATGATAAATCAGAGTTTGCTGATAAATCGGCATTGTTTGATGGTGAAGATTCTAAACTTGAAGCTCTCTGGAAGAAAGAATTCTCTCTAAAAGAATTCACCGAGAAGTCACAGTTTAAATCATACGATATTCTGAAGAATCGTTTGGATAAAGTTCTAGGTTTTGAAGGTGTTGCTATGCCTAAGACTAAAGCGGAAACTGCGGTACTTGATACATTTAAAGAAGAAGATTTGGCAGTAATTGAGGAACGATTTGAAGCTACTGTTGATGAAGAATTAAATTACTTCAAAGATTTAGCTGACAATAAATAAACTTTTCATCACAGTAAAGTTTACCCCGCTTCGGCGGGGTTTTTTGTTATTAAACATATTGTCTATTTAATAAAAATGGCAACAAATCAACAGAGGCAGATTTAGATCCAGCTGATGCAGTTTTATCAGCTTGAGCAGCTGGTGCAGCAACTGGCGATCCTGTATTAGTTTGAGCAGGTGCAACAACTTGTGCGGATGAATTAGGCGCTGGTCTTGAACCAGCTATGAGAGCCTCATATATTTTATTTTTATAACCCGTATTTGTTGCTCTCATATTTGTATCTACATTACTAAGCTTGTTTCCCGTTACCCATTGATTTATAGCTTGTTCTAATGGTAAACCAACATAAATTTTTGGTGCTCCATTTGTTCCAGATAACAAAGCTCTTTGTGCGTTTACTCCATCCTCTAGCGTTGGGAATCTAGCAAATTTTCCTTTAACTGTGCCTACTCCTCGGCCAGTTGTATCTAATTCTCCACCAAAAGACTTTTGCCAAGATGAGTATAACATGGCACCAGGATTGTTCAAATCATAAGTTAAAGAACCTGGTTTAAATCCTTCAGATTCTCTTTGCTTTTGCATGAATATATCTTGTTGTTCTCTTGTTAAATCATTAAAAGTGGTTTTTGAGGGATCTATAGTACCCATTTGCGATGGTGATGACACAATATTTGGTGATGTTGATGATGGTGTTACAGATGATCTTTGATTAGCTGGTTTTTCTGGTATAGCAAGAAGTCCATATTTGGCAAATGTGTAATCTTTTAATTGAATTGGATTATTATTTTCAGGATCAACTGATTGGCCATTTACCATAATTTGATAATGAAGGTGTGGGCCGGTTGAAATTCCAGTTGATCCAACACGACCAATTAATGTTCCTGCTTCAACGTCCTCACCATTTGTTATTAAATGATTTGACATGTGACCATAATAAGTTTGTAAACCATTTCCATGATCAACAATAACCCAAGTGCCAAATCCTGAGTTTGGTTTACCAATAAAAGCTTTTCCTTTTCCGGTAGAATAAATTGGATCTCCTGTTTGGCCTTTAATGTCTATACCCCCATGAATTTGTTGTTGGCCAGTTACAGGATTAGTTCTGCTTCCATAAGAACTAGAAACTATATTTTCTCCTGTTCTACGGGTTGGCGGCGATCTGGTTGGTGTTATTGGTCCTGTATTAGTGGCAGGACCATCTTGAGCATAGTTCATTGGATTTTGTGCTTCGATGTTAGCCTTAATAGCTGCACCTAAATCCGCATCCTCTTGAGCTGCAACATCTATATTTAAAGAATCTTCTATTTGTTTAGCAAAATTTTTATTCAACAATGAATCTTTATTTCTATTAAAAGAATCTCTTACTTCTTTTTCAATTTCATCTTTGTTGTCAAAAATTAATTTTTTAAAATCTAAAGTTTCAAAAGAAGATTTTAATTTATCATACAAATCTCCACCAAGATTAGATAAAGATTTTAATGATCCACTAATAGATAAATCAAAAGATTCCTCTAGTTTTTTATACCCTAAAGTCATAGCTGCACCTACAGCAGCAACAGCAACTATTAACAAGAACATACTACTTTCTTTTTCTGTTTCCATTTTAGCTGGGCTAGAAGTATCACTTATGCTGACACTTCTAATACTTTTATCTGCAATTATTGCTGGAGACACTTTTTCTAATCTAGCAAGTTTATTAATTTCTCGTTTCATCAATAAAAAATTAATTGCAATAGATTCTAATTTTTCACTATTTTTTGCAAATAATTTAAAATCAGTATCTATGTTTTTCAAAACCCTATCTCCTGGAGAAGCGGCTTTTTGAGCTTTATACGCCTTTAATTTTGGAAACAAAGCAGTCAATAAACCGCCTTGGGGTAAGATTCTTTTAAAATCCAGCTTCTCTTTCAGTCTCTCTTTAGCTGCTCCACCTAATGAGCTAAAAACACCTTCACCAGCTTCACGGCGAGACTTAATAATATCGGTGAGTGAATTATTTTCCATATAAATTGTTATGTAGAACGGTAAGCTAGTTCAACTTTACCAGCATTTGCCATCCTTACATTATCCGGGTGATAATTACTAATAGGAGAATCAATTCTACGTCCAATAAAACCTTGATTTTGGCCAGGACCATCTTGAGCACTCATAAGATTTTCATTCGCATTAACAATTTCACCAATTTCATCAGTTTCACTTTTGGCAGGCGGTGTCATTGGTATCATTTGAAACTCACCTACATCATCACTTGGTGACACTGGCAATGGAGATGTTGGTGTGATGCTAGGACCAATGCTAGTAGTACCAGCTGGTAAATTAATAACATTTGTGGGTGTAAAGGACATCTCTCGCATACCTGCACCGGCAGCTGCATCTTCAGCATCTATATTACTAGATAGTAAAGTATCATTAGCTTGATTAGCTTTAACTTTTTGTTGTGGCACCAATTCTTGAACATAGTTCATTGATGCAGCAACAGAACCTAATGTAGCGTTTGTTATTCCATATTGTTTATTTTTTTCAATAAAATCAATAATATTTTGTTTTTTATTTCCTGTAAACATTATTTGATAATACTTATTGAATACTTCTATACCTTTTTCACCAATTAATCCAAATTTTTTCAGTTCTTCTATTGCTAGAGTTTTATCTTCTGGATCATTAGATTCTAAACCTTTTTTAATAAATTCGGCAACTTGTGGTTGCATCGTTTGTTTTAAAGATAAATTGATTTGTCCTTTAGGCCCAGCAACAGCTCCAGGTTGACCACTTTGTTGCGCTAAACGCAATGCACGCAACCTTTCTTTTTCAGGGTCAGTTAGAGTTCCTTCATTTTCTTTTTCAATCAAACTTTTCAATTCATCACTTATTTTTTTACCTTTTATATAATCTTTAGACAATTGATATAAAGAATAAAATATTCCGGCGGCTAAAAGTAGTGCAAGACCTGCTTTACTAAACACCAAACTCAATAAAGGTTTTAATATTGACAATAAAAAAGCGGAAGCTATTTTGACTCCTGTGAATAGACCTTTAAAACCAGTAACGATTCCGGACACTATTTTTCCAGGTAAATCTAATAATATTTGAGTTAGTTTTGTTCCTATATCGTTAAAAATTCCAGTTATCTTCTTTAGCAAATCTCCAATTGGATTTTGTTTTTTCTCTTCCTCTTTTTCCGGCTCTAATGCATTAGTTGTTGCGTTACTAGCTGTAGTTTTTGCAGTAGTGGATGTTACTCTTGATACAGGCCTAATTTTTTTTCTAGCTTGCATAGCCTTAACAATTCTTACTAAAGTCTTTCTCATAAGATTGGTATCTTTCTGAATCAAAGGCAAAGCCATACTATTTTTTGATATAATTTTTGTGCTAACACTTATGGAATCTAATAGTGATTTGGATGATGATAAAGAATCACCACCTCCGGCAGGAGCAGCACCAACTCCAGCACTTTCGCCTGATTGAGTGTTTAAAAGTTGAGCTTTATATGCCCTAAGTTTTGGAAATAAAGCAGTTAATAAACCACCTTGAGGCAGAGCTTTTCTGATATCCAGCTTCTCCTTCAGTCTCTCTTTAGCTGCTCCACCTAATGAGCTAAAAACACCCTCACCAGCTTCACGGCGAGATTTAATGATATCTGTAAGTGAACTGCTTGTTGTGTTTTTATTTGAAGAATTGTAGTCTTTTTTTCTAGTTTCTTTTTTGATATCTTTAATGATATCTTTTTTCAGT